TTATGCGGCATTAGACTTCACGAGCATCATATCTTTATAACCAGCATCAAAGTTCACATGCGCATTGAACTCGAAACGCTTACAACCTTCGAACGGATTGCCGAGCGTTTTATTCTTGCCTAACCATTCACAAAGCTCAATGATAGACGACTTATCTGATGTGAAATAAACAAATGGCTTTCCTTTGAGCACATTCAATACATCGAGATAGTCAGACAAATGCCAGTACATTTTGTATGTTCCAACCTCTGTGGACAAATAAGGAGGGTCAACTATAAACACCACATTCGGCTCGTCTTTATATTTTTCGTATAGTTCACGATAGTCGCACGATTCAATCGTCAAGCCTTCCAGATAGTCCTCACTTGTCGGGTAGTCGTTCTTTCGGATATTATTGTATAATGTCTGCTTCTCCATCTCCTCGATGCTCAGTTCGTACTTCATCGAGAACATCACCGATGCCGAGATGGTTATAAAATCAATATAGCCCACCGTTAGCTCCTCATGCTTCAAACGTTCAAACATCTTCTCACGCATCACACCATCTATCCGCTTGTGCTTTGGCGTATTGCCTACAATCGCTCGCAAATCAGCGAGCAGCGCATTTGTCTGAGGAATATGTGCCAATCGCTCGCGGTAGTTGTCGTAGTCGTTATATATCACAGTTGCCTCTGGACGCAAATGCTTCGTTATATGGGACAGCAAACCGCTTCCACCAAACAAATCCACAAACACCGTTTTGTCGTTGAACTGTGGCAAAACCTTGATATACTCCTTTGCAAACATGCGCTTCTGTCCGACAAAAGGCAGAGGTGCTGCCATGTGCATTTTCTCTCTCATACGTTCAGTTCAAATTTTATATTATCCTCACCAGCGAGAAGTCGTTCAGTGGGCTTTATGTTGTTTTCATAGATGTGTACATTCGCCAGGTTCAGCGTGATAGACTTTAGCGGCAAGTCTATCTGTCGAGCCATCAGATAAAGGTGGTAAATGTCTGAAGGCAGTCCGAGGTTTGCATCGGAGCTGCGCTGATATGCCGATACAACCAATGCATCGTCCTCTATTTGAAACTGCACAAGGCTCAGGCACGGTGCCTGGTTGCTCTCTGCATCCGTTGCTCCGAGAAACAGTACATAGTTTTTGCTGTTGCGTTTCTCCTTGTTGATGCGCTTAATAAGTGGTGGCAGTTTCTCCATGTAGGTCGGGTAACTGTTCACCAATGTCTGGCCGCAGTAGTCCCACCATGCTATGCCTGCCTCACGGTATCGCTCCACATTGCGCTCTCCTTGCATAAACAGTTTCAGCTCTTCTTTCAGTTTCTTCCTCGCTATGCCGTGGCTCTCGAATATGTCGAGCAGGTCAGCCGGTGTGAGCGTCAGCTGCTCGTTGAGCAAGTATTTTATCTTGCCTTTTTTGTTCTGTTGGGTCTTGCCTTCAGCAAGCACCTTCCCCAATAATAAATAGTATTTGTTCATCGTATTTTCTTTCGATACGGCAAAGTTACCACGCTTCCGCATCAAAAAGTAACACCACGAGCAAATCACACTGCAAGCCTTTTGCAGCACGTTTTCAAAAGCCTTGTGCTTTATCCCCCGAGCACCTGAGTGCTACACTCTCGACCATATCGCTTGATGAGCGTGTACACCTTGCGCTCGCTCACATGATAGCGATCAGCAAGTGTCGCCACAATGTATGAAACCTTTTCGCCACCACCGAGCATCACTCGGTAGTCGTTGTACAAGTCTATATATTCCACATCTTCGATGCGTATTCCTGCCTGTTGTAGCCTTTTTAACGGCTCGCGGTTAAAATTCAATATCTCAAATACTTTCATTTTCAACTAAATTATGTACCTTTGTATCGCCAATCATTTATAACAACAAAAAAACCAGTACGGTGCAGCAGGAGGCATAGGCCCCCGGTTGCGCATCGTACTGGTGTGTTGTTAATAAATGATTGGCGTCTATATTAACAGGCCGGGGGCTTTTTTACATCCTCCCCCGAAGGGATTTTTAAGCGCTATACTTGCTCAAATCAATTGCATCTTTATTCTTCCAGCCATCTT